GTGTGAGTCGCAGCGGCGTACGACAATTAGTAGCAACGACTGCCGCTGATGAGACTGCTCTTGGAAATACCATGATTGTTACCGGTACTGCTAAAGGGCAAACCGTCACAGAGACATTAACATTGCCGAATGCCAGTACCGTAACATCCACTAAATATTTTGATGTTATTACGGATGTAACCACAACGCAGAATGATGCTGGTAATACAAAACTAGGGACCAATCAGATTGAAGTATCTGAATGGGTTAACTTAAATCTAGAGCGTCAAGAAACCAATGTTGGTCTATCGGTTAACTTATCGGGTACGATCAATATGGATGTCGAGTTTACACTCAGCACATCCGATTTAAATATGACACAATCCATTGCATTAGAAGCCACCTTTGATCACGATAGCTTGGCTGCTCTTACGGCTTCTCAAGCAGATAATATTGTTATACCCGTCTTAGCCATTAGGATGCGCACTAATTCGTTCACATCGGGTGCAACTTCCGATCTATTTTTCTCTCAATCAGGGCCTACCTAATGGCTAACCAATCTTATTGGTTTTGCTCTCAGTGTGCAGAGATGATGCAGAAATCCACAGATCCTACGGAATGTATTCGATGTGGTTATCTCAAGGCAGGGCGTGAGAGTCGTCGGTGGATAGTTGGAATAGATAAAGCACATAAAGAGACGAACTTAGCTAAAGATATCAAGTACGTTGAGATGCCCGTATCTGACTTTAGGGCTGGTAAATTTGATTAGAGAGGTTTAAGCCATGGCAATTAGTATCGGTGGGAAAGTCTCTATTGGCGCAGATGATATTTATCTTAATGAAACTGGCGATGCAGCAAAGATATTATCGGAATTAAAAACGGTTGATGGTACCGGCTCCGGCTTAGATGCTGATCTAGTCGATGGTTTAGAGTCCCAAGCTGTACGTGACCTAGCCCCAACTGGGGACGCTGGATTTTTAGCGCACCTTTCGGCAACAGCCTCAAATGTAACTGGGGATGGTACAGCCTTTACCGTAGCTGCGGACACAGAGATATTTGATAAAGGCTCAGACTACAACAGCTCAAACGGTGTCTTCACCGCGCCTGGGGCAGGGCACTACATATTCAATATAGTGGTACAGATAAGTGGTCTGAATGATGCTAACCACGATGACTTCTTTATTGACCTCGTAACGTCCAATAATACTTATAGGCTTCTCACCTTAGTGGCTGATTCTCTAGATATCGGCGGAGCGATTATAGTGAATGGTAGCGCTATTGCCGACATGGATGCATCCGATACGGCTAGATTTAATATCCAAGTAAACGGTAGTGCTAAGACCGTAGATGTAGGTGGGGCTGCCACCAATCAGAGTAGCATATCAGGCTACTTTTTAGGAACATAATGGATATTCTATCCAACGTGATCTTACTGGCAGGGGGATTTATTGGTGGTCTAATCAATCGCTCAATGAACAATCACCATGAGATGCAGAAATATTTAGCCGCTAAATCATTTAAAGATGTTCAAAATGCAAGAGGGGTAACAGATCCCCACATAGCCTGGACTAGGCGCACTATTGCTTTACTTATCATTATGTCTATTTTTTTCCTTCCCACTTTTGTCAATGTTATCTGGGGTGTACCTACATACATTGCTTATGAAGAATCTAACGGAGTGTTTATGTCTCTTTTGTCTGGGGAGCACAACATTATTTGGAAACAGTTACCGTCGGGAGTGGTATTAACTCCCTATCACTTTGCCCTAGCGTCTACCGTGGTGGGCTTTTACTTCGGCAAGAGTATTAAGTAATGACTAGATATGTACAACAAGATGTCGGTTTAGGCTACGCTACCCCCGCGGATATTAACATTGAGTTAACAAAGCTGGAGACAGCTATCAATGATACTCTCTCTCGTGTAGGTGATTCGCCAAATACAATGAATGCTGAATTAGATATGAACTCTAATAAGATCATTAACTTAGCCTCACCCACAGCTAGTGCCGATGCAGCACGTTTTGTTGATGTAACCGCTGCCGTGAGTGTTGTTAACATAGTTGCTCCTGCACTAACCGGTAATGCGGGGAAAGTACTTACTGTTGACCCTGCGGAGACTACCACTATATGGAGTTCTACTAGCACAAGCGCAGTTGTCTTTAATGTACTTGATCAAGGTGCTATCGGTGATGGTGTTGCTGATGATACATCCGCGATACAAACCGCAATGAATCTAGCTAGTACAGCCAAAGGTATATGCTTCTTCCCTACTGGGACTTATTTAGTTACTGCTGCATTAAATCTTAAATCTGATACTCAGATAATAGGTGATGGTATGTTTAATACCACAATCACCTTGCAGCAAAGCAATATCACGACTCCCAACTTCTCTATGTTTGAATCGGTTGAGGCACTTGTGTCTAATTCCTCTTTCTTCAGCATAGGCTTAAGGGGTAATCGCGCATTTCAGACTACTGTTGCAGTTGATTCCTCCTATGATTTATCTGGTTTAGCTTTTGATGGCACAGCTTTTGATAATTTCACTATGGAGAAATGCCATATCCGCGAGTTTGGTGACAGTTCGAGTGTAGGTGGGGCTGCTGCACAATTTGTACCCAGGACGGGGACCGCAAATAGTAACTTACACAATATGTATTTCCGGCATAATTTAATTGGTCCTAATAATAATGTTCCTGGTATATATGTTCAACCTTACTTAGGTACTTCAGGTACAGCAGAGAACATCTATTTTTTTGGGAATACTTTTAAAGGTGGTGGGGATCAGAATTGTATCTATATGTTGGGGGATTCAGGTAATCTCTGTAAGAATGTGATCGTTTCAGGTAATAGTTTTGATATCGTTGAGGATATAGATTCTTGCGTAGAGTTCAATGGTGTTCGTGGTGGTGTTATTGATAACAATGTATTTAGAGCCACAAGCACAGGTTCTTGTCTACCTATCTTAATTAGGGGCGGTGGTGCCTTAAGTGTTGATTGTGATCATATAGCTATTACTAATAACACACTGGTAAACGAGAACACAACAGATAAAGATGGAATAGCCCTAATATCATTCTCCCCTGTGGGGCAGCAGAGACTTATAACTATTATGGGGAACACCATTAAGGATTTTGGTGGGGGAACCAAGGAAGCTATTAAACTTGGCGTAGGGACTATATTAGTTAATGTCTCTGGGAATCTTATCGACGGCTCATCAAAGACATTAAACAAGGGCATTGGGCTAAGTGAAGTAGACAGAATTGTAGTTACAAATAACATAATAAGAAAAGCCACTAATGGCTTTGTCTTGGCATCTGGGTCATCTATTAATACTGCTTCGGTATTAATACGAAATAACATATTTAATGATGTAGGCAGTAGCGGTAACGCAATGAATGGGACCACTGGCGGCACGATCAATTTAACCAATGTTAGTGTGATCCATAACGTAACACATATTTCAGTAGCAGGCACAGCATCATTTTGTAACTTTAATGTCAATTCAGCCGCAGGGAATCGCATATATGATAATCAAATTGATAGTAACATCGCCAAAGAGGTTGGGGATTTAACGGGTGTAGAAGCTAGAGAACCAATTGTAATAGCATCGACAACTTCACAAATTGACATTACCTCCACTACCTATTCAGATACAAATTTAACCGCCAATATAACGCCAAGAGATCTAAACGACATCATAGAAGTTGATGTAACCCAGGCGATATCAATTCTAGGCGGCACTGCGCAAGATGTTAAATTCCGCGTACTTCGTGGGGCAACCGTGATCTATGAGAACGTACGTGCTTTGGGTAACGGTGTTAGCTTAAATGGTTCTATCCACGCAACCGTATATGACTCCCCAGCCAGCACTTCAGCACAAACCTACAAAACGCAGATTGCCAAAGATGCCGGTGGTGGGGCGAACCTACGCGCACAAAATGCAAGTAGTGAGAGTGTGATTGGGTTGACACGTAAATCAGCAACTTAGGAGATTTTATGAAAGTCTATAAAGATGAACAAGGGCGTTTTAGGACTCAATCTTTATTTATAGAAACGAATGTTACCCCAAAGCTTAAACCTATTTTCAGTTTGCGGGAAGAAGGCGCAAGGGGATTGCCCTCCGCACATAAGATGTATATGGAAGCTATCGATGAGTATGATGCTGCAATGCGGATAGTCGGCAATATGCGGCACTGGCACAAACTTTTAGCAACTGGATGGTTTACAAAGGGCAGGCCTGAATTAGGGCATAGTGGTTTAAACACCTGGCGTAATGAAAAACAGTTACGCGATGAGTCCGAGGCTAAAGCTGTTCTCATTAAAGCTGCAAAAGACGGTAGTGTTGCTGCGGCTAGAATCTTGTACTTAGGTTTATCTGCCTCTGAGAAAGGTCGTCCTAAAGATGCTGACATCAAGAAGGAAGCTCGTAGGTTAGCGGCATCTGAGCGCACGATCAATTCGCTCTATAGTAATTTTAAAGTAATCAGTGGGGCCTAAGTAGATGAACCTTGTTGACTTTATCACTATAAGTATTGATGCTTTTATCTTACTTGTGATAACGGTGGGTATTCGTTCGCATCTCCAGAAGCTCAGTAGTATCGAGGCGAAAGTATCCAAAACAATGTCTGAGCAGTCAATACGTATTCTTATTGATACGCGCATTGCGGAGAAACATTCACTTTTAGACTATCGATTACAAGCACTAACTGCCGCTGTAGACAAGTTAACTTCTAGAATAGAGCCCGGCAATCATGGCAAATTCTAGAAAAGATGTATTACATGCTAAGAAATTAGATCAATTGCGTCAGGCGTGTTTAAGTGATCTCTATACGTTTGCCGCCTTAGTTAATCCTGAGCGTGTCTATGGTGAGATCCACAAAGAATTATTTCGTTGGCTACAGTTTAGCAAAAGGGCCAATCGGTTAGTTCTGTTACCTCGTGGTCATCAGAAGAGTCATTGCGCAGCTACCTTAGCAGCCTGGCTGATCACTCAAAATCCTGCGGTTACTGTCTTATATATCTCAGCCACTTCCTATCTAGCTGAACAACAGATACGGGCCATTAAACACATACTAACCAATCCCATGTATCAGCAATTATGGCCTTCGATGATACATCCTGAAGAGTCTAAGCGTGAGAAATGGACTAGTTCTGAAATTTGTGTTGATCATCCTATTAGAAAGAATGAAGGCATACGGGATTCTACCGTATTTTCTGCCGGCTTAACCACAAACATTGTCGGTTTACATGCAGATATCATTATTAAGGATGATGTCGTTGTTCCCGATAATGTCGATACCTTCGAGGGTAGGCGTAAAGTAGAGACCCAGTGTTCCCTTTTGGCATCGATCGCTAATCCTGATTCAACTAAATATACTTTTGGTACTCGCTATCATCCCTCGGATCATTACCAAAGCTTATTAGAGATGCAAGAAATAATCTTTGATGATGACCTCAACCCAATAGGTGAAGAAGAAGTCTACGATGTCTTTGAGCGTGTTGTTGAGATAGAGGGTGACTTTGTATGGCCTCGAACTTGTAGGCCAGATGGCAAATGGTTTGGTTTTGATGTTAGGTTACTAGCCCGTATTAAAGCAGAGTATATTGACTCTGCTCAATTCTTTTCTCAGTACTATAACAATCCTAATGCGATTGAGAATCGGCGTTTAGATGAATCTAAGTTTGTCTATTATGAAAAGAAGTATCTTAACGTAGATGGCTATCTGACTTCCTTTCGTGACGATAGACTTAATGTTACCGCAGCAATTGATTTGGCATTTACTGTTAACAAGAAGTCTGACTATACGGCTATTGTTGTAATTGGGGTTAATTCAGAGGGTATTGTTTATGTCTTAGATATGGAGCGTTACAAAACTAGAAACATAAATGATCATGTAGATGCCATTATTCATTTGCATAAGAAGTGGCATTTCAGAAAGTTACGTGCGGAGGCGAATGGCCCGCAAAAAGCAACAGTTGAGTATTTAAAAGATGAGCTTCGTAAAGCGGGAGCATCTATTGTTATTGATGAGCATCGATATATTACAGTTCGCGGTAACAAAGTAGAGCGTATCTTAGCCACGATTGAGGCGCGTTACGATAATCAAGCTGTGTTCCATTATAAAGGTGGGCTTACGCCAGTCTTAGAAGACGAAATCCTCTTACCTAATCCACGGCATGATGATTTAAAAGATGCGTTAGCTTCAGCAATTGAGATATGCAAGCCCCCCGTGAAAGTACGTAACACGGCATTAAATGATTCTTGTTTACAATATCACCCGCGCTTTGGCGGCGTGGTGTACTAGGAGTAATTATGGCTGGTGACAGTTTAGATATAGACAGCTTAATGAATCCCGATCGATTAGCAACCGAGATTAGCACTAAGTGGACGGTATGGAAAAGTGCGCGAGACGGATGGGAAAATGAAGTTTCGGAGATTCGTGATTATCTGTATGCGACGGATACTCGAACCACAACGAATAGACAACTGCCCTTTAAAAACAGTACTACTATACCCAAGCTTGCTCAGATTAAAGACAATTTAATCGCTAATTATATTACTACTCTTTTTCCCAATCGACAATGGATTGCTTGGGAAGCTGGTAATGCGGATGCTGCCCGACGAGAGAAGAAAATTGCTATTGAATCTTATGTGCGCACTAAACATGATCATCAAGAAATAGTCAAAGTTTATAAACAATTGATTGATGACTGGGTAATGACTGGTAATTGCTTTGCACAATTAGTCTATATGACTGAAGGTCGATTAGATCCTGTTACTGGTGAGCTTATTCCCGGTTATGTCGGGCCTAAACTTTTTAGGATAAGTCCACATGATATTGTCATTAATCCAACAGCGACGAGTTTTGCAAGAACAGCTAAGATTATCCGTAGCCTAAAATCCCTGGGTGAATTACATCGTGATGTTACTGATAAGCCAGAATTGGGTTATACACAAAAGATTTTAGATGATCTCGTCAATGTGCGTAGGCAATTTTCTTTGGCTACTTTTGGTGAATCCGATTTCGATAAACAAAAAGGATATACTGCCGATAAGTTTGGTTCATTAACTGAATATTACAATTCGGATCTTGTTGAAATACTAGAGTTTCGTGGTGATTTCTTTGATGGTGAGAATTTCTTTCCCGATTATATAATTACGATAATTGATCGTCGCAAAGTGGTTCGCACAGAGCCCGTACAATCCTGGAAAGGCACGAGTTATATGTATCACTCTGTCTGGCGTGCACGACCCGATAATCTATATGGTCAATCTCCCTTGGCAAATTTATTAGGTATGCAATATAAGATTGATAAGCTGGAAAATTTAAGGGCAGATATATTTGACCAGATTGCACATCCTCAAATAGTTGAGGGTGGTAATGTCGAAATACATGGCCAACCTGGCGCTCCTGGTACACGGTATATTATTGAGGATGGTGGCAGCGTTAGCCATTTGCGCCCTGATGCTACTGCTTTGCAAGCTGATCTTCAAATAGATTTCACTATGCGTCTTATGGAGGAACTCGTAGGTGCCCCTCGTGAAGCACTGGGAATCCGCAGCCCAGGTGAGAAAACTTTTGGTGAAGTACAACTCTTAGATAATGCATCCAGTCGTATCTTTCGCAGGAAGACTCTTGATTTTGAGTCCGATATTGTAGAGCCAGTAGCGAATGATGAATTGGAAATGGCTAGAAGATTCCTAGATGGCAGCGATTTAATTCGCCAGCAAGACGATACATTTGGTGTGGAAAGCTTTTTAGCAATTACTAAAGAAGATATAACTGCTATCGGTAAGTTACGTGCCACAGGTGCTAAGCATTTTGAACGTAAAGCCAACTTGCTTCGGAATTTACAACAACTCTACAATTCAGGTTTAGCACAAGTAATTGATCAACATATCAGCAAAAAGAAGTTAGCCCTACTTATTGAAGAGGCGATGGAGTTGGATCAATTTGATATCGTTCAAGAATTTATAGGTTTAGAAGAACAGCTAGAGGCACAGAGTTTGGCTCAAACGGGAGCTAATCAATTAGATGAAGAACAAGCTGCTGGTGAGATTGGCCAAACACCTGATGAGGAGTTAACTGCTAATGCTTAGATTCTTACATTCCTCTTATATAAGTAAGTTAAGTGAGGCTGAGATTAAGCAGCTTGATGCACAAGCTAGATCATCAAGGAAGCTGCTATCAACATTATGCGATTACTTAAGAAAAGAATCTCAACATATGGATGACCAGATCATGGCTAAATCTATATTTGAGTCAGTGAATAGTTACAGTCATAAAGTAGCTAACCTCACTGGAGGTAAAAAGCAATTAATAAACTTAATTAAATTATTGGAGAATATAGATGACTGATCAACCTGACCAAGGTAATCAACCCGAAATTAAAGAAGCCTTTAATCTGAGTATGATTGGTGAAGGCAAAAAATATGCCAATGTATCTGACGCGGACAAAGCATTGGAACATAGCCAGAATCATATTACAACATTAGAGGCTGAACAAAAAGGTTTGCGGGCACAATTACAGACAGCTCAAGAGCAATTAATATCTGCTAAAACTGTTGAAGATGTTCTCTCAAAATTTGAAACTTCTAAACAAAATGCTGAAAAAATCAATGATGACCCATCATCTGTAACTCAGCAATCCGAGACTAAACCCTTGCTAGCTAATGAGCAAGTAATTGGCTTAGTCGAATCTGTATTAAACAAACGTGACCACGAGCTAAGAGCAAATTCTAATATTGATGCGGTCTCAGCAACACTTGTTGAAAAATTTGGGGACGCTACTAAAGATGTAGTCCTTCGTAAGCAAACAGAATTAGGTATTGATCTTAAAGAGATTGCTGCGAAATCCCCAAAAGCCGCTCTCGCATTATTTGAGGGGGCAACGATCAAGCCTCCACAACCAAATACAACTGGCTCCATTAATACAGCAACTTTAAGCTCTGGGAAAGTCTCACATTATCGTGAAGATCCAGAGTGGAAAAAAGCAGTAGCCGCAGGGGATTTTTCTATTTCCATGGCGATTGCGCAACAATATTTAAACAATTAATAAAGGAGCACTATAATGGCTGTTTTAGGAAATAGCACGAGTAATACTACAAATCTTATACGAAGTACTGTTTTTTCAGATTTTGTACAAGAAGCGTTACGTACTCCATTACTCAATGATTCATTTGTAATGAATGTCTCTGATTTTGGAGATGGCACTACACTTCATATTCCTGTGATTGGGGATGTGACTGTAAGAGACCGTGTAGAAGGTCAAACGGCACAGTTTGAAACTATTCAAGATGGTGTCTTTAATCTGACGATTAGTCAATTTAAAGAAGCCCCTAGCTCACTCACTAAAGAATTGTTAGAAGATGGCTATAAGGGTGATTTTTTAATGGGCCGTCTAGCTAGTATGCAAGTAGACGCGATCATGAAAACATATCTTGCCGATATTCTAGCAACAGAAGACCAACAAACTGCGAGTGATCAAAATTTGATTGGCGCTAATGGTGGGGCACCTCATCGTTTTGTGGCTGAAGCGGCTGATGATAAAGTTGGTATTAACGACTTTCATGAAGCTAGTTATGCTTTACAACAATCTAATATTCCAGGCATGGGTCTTGTAGCCATTGTGCACAACAGGGTTCTAACTGATATAGCGCGTTCTGCGAACCTAACCAATCTTATGAATAATCCAACTTTTACAGGTGTTGTACAAACCGGTATGAAGCAGGATGAAATCATGGGATTGTTTGATATCGGTGGATTTAAAGTGATGCAGAGCAATCTACTACCTACTGGTAAAGCAGAAACAATCGATGGGGATTCCATTACTGCGGGAGTCGCTAATCTCTTTATGTCTATTGCTAACGATATGGTTAAACCTATTGCTAGAGCATGGCGGCGGCAGCCAGAGGCACAATCAGAATTTGATATAGATACTGATCAGTGGAAATTCGTAACTCGCGCTCGTTGGGGCCGTGGCTTACTCCGTCCAGACGGGTTAGTTACCGTTCTTGGCGTAATAACTTAAATAAGGAGAAAAATCATGGCAACTACTTCAACAATTAATGGTGTTGATCGTCTATATGGTCCACGCGATGTCGATTTCAATGTAACT